CATCACCAAGGCGCAGGCTCGCAACCTGTACCGCGTGTGGCTGCTGCAGGGCCTGGCGCCGCAGCCGCTGACCGTCGGCCCAAGCTCACGCTCTGCGGGCGGCGTGAGCCAGACCATCACCCAGGTCGACGACACGGTGACCGTCTCGACGACCGCCTCGCCCACTGCGGTGGGCGCTGACCCGGGCACGATGATCGACGAGATCGCCCTCCTGCACGGCCTGGGCTCTGACCTCGTGGTCACGCCCCTGGCGCGCAGCGCAGGCGCCATCAGCCAGACGATGGCCACCGTCGGCTCGACGACCACGGTGACGAGGGTCTGATGCTGAACCCGTTCGCCATCGCAGTGCAGGGAATCGGCTTCACGCCCCCTGTGGTGGCCGTGCAGGGCATCTCCACGGCGGCCGCGCCGGGTGCCGGCAGCGTGCAGTCCGGCGGCTTCATCGTGAACATGGGCAGGATGATGTCGCGATGACTCTTGCCCCCAGTATTTCAATGCTGTATATTTCGGCCCGGGTCAGTGTCTCTCCGGTTGCTGACCCTTGCCATAGGAATCTCTTTTACGGCGCCCCGCAACGGGCGCCGTTTTTTGTTTGGAGCTCTGATTGTTGAAGGCTGAGGACTTCCGCAGCACGACGTGGAAGCGGCTGACGCAGACCCTGGAGGAAAGACTCCAGGAGCTGCGTGAGCTGAACGACTCACCATCCTTCAGCGCAGAGAAAACAGCCCTGATCCGCGGTGGGATCGGTGAGCTGAAACGAATTCTCAGCCTGGCCGAGAAAGCCAGCCTGAGTCCCGCAGTCGACCCCGACGAACTGAGCGGCGTCGACGAACAAGGTCCTGAGTGACCACACCGAAGTGAGACGACATCAACATGCAAGTACAAGGAACAGCAAGTCAGGAAGACGCGCAAAAGATCTGGGAACAGCTCGATGCAGAAGAGTCCGACCGTGCGCCGGCGGCTGATGCTGAGCTTCCTGCAGACGACGCACCCGCTCCCGCATCCACCGACCCCGCGCCCGCCGCAAATCACATTGCTGATACGGCCGACGCAACCAAGGGAGGTGACGCCGCGACGCCAACGGGTGACCAAGTTCTGCTGGACAAGATCGCTGGCCTCGAGACGATGTTGTCTCAGGTCACGCAGCGTTTGAGGAATGCCGAAGGCCACATCGGTGGACTCGGTAGTCAACTGAAGCAGCAACTTCAGACGGCTCAGCAGGTCTCTGCCAAAGGCGGCGACGCGCCCACCGCGACGGAAATTCGCGACGCGCAGCGCAACCCCGAGGCGATGGCCAGGCTGAAGTCGGACTACCCCGAGTTTGCGGAGGCGATGGAGTCCGCTCTGAACGAGCGGCTGAGTTCGCTGGAGCAGCGCCTGGCGCAGCAACAGCAGCCGGCTCAAGCAGGGGTAACCCCGCAAGAGATCCAGCGCCTGCGATCTGAGATGGCCGTCGAAATCCGACATCCTGGCTGGCAGGACCGAGTACGGACGACTGAATTCATGGGATGGCTGCAGCGTCAGCCGCGGGAAGTTCAGATGCTTGCGGCGAGCGACAGCCCGCAAGACGCTGTGCGCCTGCTGGACCTGCACACCGAAGCCACGAGCTCAGCCTCGACTCAAAGGACGCAGCGCCTGAATTCGGCGGCGGCGATTCCTTCCGGCAGATCCGGCGCCAACGTGCGTCAGAAGGCCGTGGAGGACATGACGCCCGACGAGTACTGGCGCTACTTGGACGAACTTGATCGACAGAAAAGGTAACCAATCATGCAGACCTATTCCCTTGTTCCTTCCCGGAACCTCATCATGGCGGAGCGCGAGATGCTCAAGCACGCCATGCCCATCAAGGTGCTGAGCACCTTCGGCTCGCAGAAGCAGATCCCCCAGAACAAGACCGACACGGTCGTGTTCCGTCGCGCTCTGCCGATCGACGCCGGCTCCAACGGTGCTCCGAGCATCACCGCCAGCAACTACCTGCTGCAAGAAGGCGTGACCCCTGGTGCTCGCACCATCGCCTACCAGGACGTGCAGGTGACCGTGCAGCAGTACGGCGTGCTGATGAAGCTCAGCTCCAAGGCTGAAGCCATGTACGAGGACGACATCCCCGGCGACATGGTCAAGCTGGTGGGCGAGCATATGGCCAGCATCGAGGAGCTGATCTCCTACGGTGTGGTCCGCGGTGGCACGAACGTCGTGTACGCCAACGGCTCTGCCCGCGCCTCGGTGAACACCGGCATCACGCTGAACAAGCTGCGTCAGGCTGCCCGTCAGCTCGAGGCTGCGCACGCTCAGCTCGTGACCGAGAAGCTGGCCTCTTCGGTCAACTTCGGCACGACCGCCGTCGAGCCTGGCTACCTGGTGTTCATCCACACCGACATGGAAGCCGACTTCCGTAACCTGACCAACTTCGTGCCGGTGGCTCGTTACGGTCAGCAGAAGCCCACGCACGAGCGTGAGGTCGGCACGGTGGAGCGCTTCCGCGTCATCACCTCGCCGTACTTCAAGCCGTTCCTGGCGGCCGGCGGTTCGATCACTGCGGGCACCTTCCTGTCCAACGGTGGTACCTCCGGCACCACGGCTGACGTCTACCCCATCATGGTGGTGGCTCAGGAGGCCTGGGGTCAGGTTGCTCTGAAGGGCATGGGCGCGATCCAGCCGATCTACTTGCCTGCAAAGCAGATCACGCACGCCAACCCCATGGGACAGTTCGGTTACGTCGGCGCCAACTTCTACAAGAACGCGGTGCGTCTGAACGAGAACTGGATGGTCCGTATCGAGAGCGCCTGCTCGGCTCTGTGATGACACGCTAGGGCGCAAGCCCTAGCGAACCCAAAGGAACCGATATGCCAATCGAATCTGTCAAGCAACGTGTCAACGCCCTCGCTGGCCCCGGCGATCGTCAAGAACTGGCGATCTTGCTGGCGGCCGTGGTCGACGCCCTGCAGGCCGTAGCGGCCAAGCTGGATGCCGACACTGGCGTCAACGACACGAACTACGCGGCCACCGTGGCTGCGATCGTCACTGACTGAAAGGAACTCTGACCATGTCTGACAATCTCTCCCTCTCTGCCGGCTTTACCGCCGGTCTCTCGAGCGGCGGCTGGGCCGAAGGCACCAACGCCAACACCATCCAGAACGCCAACACGGTCACCTTCGTGATCGACGGCCGTTTCTACAGCAAGAGCGCGACCGACAACATCGCGATCAGCTATAGCGGCCCGTCGGTGTACCAGGCGGCTGCCGGCGGTATCCAGAACGTCAACGGCGGCTTCACGGGTGGCGTCAACGGCTCCACGCGGAACTACCTGATCTGCCTGGATACGAGCGGCGCTGTGTCGATCGTGCCGGGCCCGATCGTGGACTCTGCCGAGCTGGCTGCTGGCCGCGTGGCTCTGATGTTCCCTGACGCCCCCAACGGCGTGTGCCCGGTCGCCGCTCTGCGCATCGCGCTGACGGCTGGCACGACCTTCACTCCCGGCTCGACCGACCTGTCGGCGTCCGGCGTGACGGACACCTTCTACAACCTGGCCACCGTGCCGGCCAACCCGCTGACTGCCTAAGTCGGCAGGGGGTCACCTTCGGGTGGCCCCCATCCTTGAACACCAGGAGACTTCACCATGACCAGTCGCACCGTCAACAGCTACGAACGCAGCAAGTCCGTCGCGTCAGAGGACGTGGACATCGTCAACCGAGTCGCCCCCGCGGCCGAGGCTTCAGCGCCAGGCGGGATCGAGATCGACACCGATCGTGTCATCCGCGCCGACCAGCTTGACGAAGAGTCCTTCATGCGAGACGAGCTCGAGGTTCACTTCAACGAGCCGGGCAACGAGAACGAGCCCAGCTTCGTCGAGGTCAACGTCAACGGCGACTACCGCATGGTGGTCCGAGGCGACACAATCAAGATGCGTCGGTATCACGTCGCAGTGCTGGCCAATGCCAAGCAGTCGCGTGTGCGCCAGCGCAAGATCGTCAATCAGGACGGCAGCATGGGCTTCCAAGAGGAGAACGTGCTGTCATTGACCTACCCCTTCCAGGTCATGCACGACCCGAACCCTCGGATGGGTGTGCCCTGGCTCAAGAAGCTGTTGTCGCAGCCGGTCTGATCGATGAACTACCTGCAGCTCGCGCAACGTCTGGCCGTCGAGTGCGGTGTCGCCGGTGGCGGCCCTGCCTCTGTTCTGGGTCAGACAGGCATGTACCAGAAGCTCGTGAACTGGACCAACGACGCATGGGTCGAGATTCAGGGCATGCACGACAACTGGAACTGGATGCGCGAGCCGTTCACGTTTGAGACAGTCGCCAGCACTGGTGACTATCTGCCGGCGACTGTTACGAACACAGTCACCAGCACGCTGATGACCGACCTTCGGTACTGGTGGAAGGACACCTTCCGCTGCCAGAAGAAGAGCATCGGGGTGCAGGACGAGCAGTGGCTGGTGGAGTGGGAGTACCAGGTCTTCCGCAACACCTACCGCTTCAACGTGCAGGTCAACGGCCGGCCCGTGGTCTTTGCGATCAAGCCCAACGGCAAGGCCGTCATGCTGGGCCAGATTCCCGACGACGTGTACCTGATCAGCGGCGAATACCAGGTTCTGCCGACGTCGATGACCGCGGACGCTGATGTGCCCGCCATGCCGGAGCACCTGCACCTGGCCATCGTCTACAAGGCCATGCAGTTCTACGGCCTGTTCGAGGCTGCGCCCGAGGTGCTGAGCAAGGGCAACACCGAGTTCAGCCGGCTGATGAATCAGCTCGAGCGAGAGCAGCTCCCTGAGCTGTATCTGGGGAATCCGCTGGCTTAAGTCGCAACATGCAACAGGCTCAGCTTCCCAAGGTCCAGTACGAGCTCATCACCCTTGGTGGCGGCCTTGACCTGGTCACGCCATTGCTGTCGCTGCCGCCGGGAGTGGCGCGCACTGCGGTCAACTTCGAGTGCTCCATCACCGGCGGCTACACGCGCATCGCCGGCTACGAGCGGTTCGACGGCAGGCCCAGTCCATCGGATGCGATTTACAGCACCCTGACCGCCGCCATCACTGGCTCTATCGTGGCGGGCAACACCATCACCGGCGCCACCTCTGGCGCCACGGGTGTCGTGTTCCTCGTCAGCGGATCGACCGTCGCCTACACCAAAGCCACCGGCACGTTCATCGCCAGCGAAACCATCCGCGTCGGTGGAGTCGCCCAGGGCACTGTGACTGCGCTGGGCCCCGCCACGCCGCTGACATCGCAGCAGTCGGCGCAGTACCTCAACCTTGCGGCCGACGTCTATCGGGCCGACATCGGCACGGTGCCAGGCTCGGGCTCGATCCGCGGCGTGGCCTACTACAACGGCGTGGTGTATGCCTGGCGGGACAACGCCGGCGGCACTGCGCTGGCCATGTACAAGTCTTCCGTGTCGGGTTGGACGGCAGTCCCCTACGGCATCGAGATGTCGTTCGACATGGGCACGATCGTCCTGGTTGACGGCAACACGATCACCGGGCAGACCAGTGGCGCGACGGCCACCATCAAGCGGGTGGTGGTCGAGTCTGGATCCTGGTCGGGCAACGACGCCGCCGGCCGGCTGATTTTCTCGTCGGTCACCGGCACGTTCCAGGCCGGCGAAAACCTTCGGATAGGGGCTACCACCCACGCGCACGCGGTCGGGGCACAGACGGCCATTACGGCCCTGCCCAATGGACGTGTGGAGACGGTGGTGGCCAACTTCGGAGGCAACGTCAACACGACGAGGCTGTACGGCTGCGACGGCGTCAACAGGGCCTTTGAGTTTGACTTCACGCAAGAAGTCTATGTGCCGATCAACACTGGCATGGCATCTGATAGGCCGGACCACATCGCGTTCCACAAGAGCCACCTGTTCCTCAGCTTTGGCAGCTCGGTGCAGCATTCGGCCATCGGCGACCCGTATGTGTGGAGTCCGATCTTTGGCGCGGGCGAGATCGCACTGATCGACAGCGTGACGTCGTTCCTCGTGCTGCCTGGCGACCAGTCAACGGGCGCCATGGCGATCTACGCCGATGACAACACCTTCATGCTGTACGGCACGAGCTCCGCCGACTGGAACCTGGTGTCCTACAACGTGGGCACAGGGGCCAAGCCGTACAGCGCACAGAACCTGGTGTCGAGCTTCGCGTTCGACGACCGGGGGATCATGAGCCTGAAGACGACGCTGAACTACGGCAACTTCGATGCCTCGGCCCTGACGCTGAACATCCGCCCGTTCGTGCAGCAGCGTCGCAACAAGGTGACCGCCTCGGGCGTGAACCGGGAGAAGTCGCAGTACCGCGTCTTCTTCAGCGACGGGTCCGGCATCTACGCGACCCTGTTCAACGGCAAGTACATGGGCTCGATGCCTGTGGAGTTCCCTGACGCCGTGACCTGCATGTGCGACGGGGAAGACCCTGATGGATCCGAGACGGCGTTCTTTGGATCAACCGACGGGCGCGTGTACTGCCTCGACGCTGGCACGTCGTTCGACGGCGACGAGATCGGCGCGTCGATCATCCTGACCTACGCTTTTGCAAAGTCCCCGCGGATTCTCAAGCGCTGGCGCCGGGCATCTCTTGAGGTCGACGGCACTGCCTACGCTGAGTTCTCGTTCAACTACTCCCTGGCCTACGCCTCGACGCAGGTGCCGCAGGGCCTGCAGGAGTCCTACTCGACGAACCTGGCGGCGAGCTTCTGGGACAACGTCAACTGGGACAGTTTTATTTGGGACGGCCGCACGCTTGCGCCGTCTGAGGTCGAGGTGGTTGGCACGGGCGAGAACATCGCCGTGCAGATCGCGTGTAGCTCGGACTACTACGCGTCGTTCACGATCAACTCGGTCATTCTTCACTACAGCATGCGCAGAGGACTTCGATGACCAACCCGTACTACAACGGAGGAGCATTCCCCGCGACCGGCGCGCCGGCAACTTCGGCCTCCATGCGGGCCGAGCTTGCGTCGATCTCGACTGGTTTCGACAAGCTGCCGACTCTGTCGGGCAATGCGACCAAGCTCGTCACGGTCAACTCCTCCGGCACGGCGCTGGAGGCCGTCAGCGTGCTGCCACCGCTGACCATCACCGACACGAACCTGGTGGTGGAAGACAACGCCGACAGCACACGCAAGTTCCGATTTGAGGCCAGCGGCATCACTGCCGGCGCGACCCGCGTGCTGACGGTGCCCGATGCGAACATGACCATTGCGGGTCTTGATGTTGCGCAGACGCTGACCAACAAGACCATCAGCGGATCGTCGAACACACTGAGCAACATCGGCAACGCCAGCCTGACCAACAGTTCGCTGACGGTTGGCTCCACCAGCATCAGCCTGGGTGCCACGGCCACGACGCTGGCCGGCCTGACGTCCGTGACGTCGACGTCGTTTGTTGGCGCCCTGACGGGCAACGCGGACACCGTCACCAATGGCGTCTACACGACGGGCAGCTATGCGAACCCGGCGTGGATCACGTCCTTGGCAGAGACCAAGGTTCTGCCGTCACAGACCGGCAACGCCGGCAAATTCCTGACGACCAACGGGACCAGTAGCTCCTGGGGTCCGATCATTGTGCAGACGGCCACGCCGTGGCTGACGGCGGTGGGCGGCAGCGCAGCTACCACCACCACGGGCATCCGCAACTCCGCTTTCGGCTTCGAGGCCCTGAGGGCCAACACCACCGGCGCCAACAACACTGCGGTGGGCTACAGGGCACTGGACAGCGCCACAAGCAGCAGCAACGTCGCCGTGGGCGTCCAGGCCGGCGACAACGTCACTACGGGCGGGAGCAACGTCTACATCGGCGTGACCGCCGGCACGGACAACGCCAGCGGTGCGAACAACGTGGCCATTGGCACGTCTGCCCTGCTGACCACCACCGGCAGCAGCAACAACGCCGCGGTGGGCTACTACGCACTGGCGGCGGTGACCTCGGGAGCCAACAACACTGCCCTCGGCTACCAGGCTGGGTACAGCGGCACCAACAACCTGACGACCGGCTCGAACAACATCATCATCGGCTACAACGCCGAGGCGTCTGCTGCCGGCGTGAGCAACGAGATCACGATCGGCAACAGCTCGATTACTGGCCTAAGAATCCCCGGCATCGGCTTGTACTCGTCCTCCGGCAACCTCGGGATTGGGACGAATTCGCCAAGCAGAAGACTACATGTCGGCGCCAACACTCAGGGCGTCGGCGAATACAACGTAATCCTTGAAGGCTTTCCAGGCGGATACGGCGCTGGCATAAGTTTCCAGTCCGTGCCGGGAGGCGGCAGTACGCTGGCCGAGATGGCTCGCATCACTGCTGATGGTGAAAGCCCCTGGAACACCACCGCCACGACTAGAGATGCTGGTCTGCGTTTCTACACCGCGCTCGACGGCACGGTAGGCGAGAAGATGCGTCTCGACGCCTCAGGCAACCTGGGGATTGGGACGACGCCGAGCGCCAAACTCCATGTTGTCGGTAGCGCATACCGACAGAACGATGCGTCTGGGTCTTTTGGCTTCACGCTAAACACGACCAGCGCCATCACGACCCTTGCCACACTCTTTGGTGGGTCTTCGTTTGCAATTCAGACAGGCGGTAGCGGGACAAACCAGTTGATCCTCAACTCCTCCGGCAACCTCGGATTGGGGGTGACGCCTGCCGTCAAGTTGGATGTGGGTGGCGCATCGACTGTGCAAATCAGAGCATTGATGACGGGGCAGGCGGATGTAAGAGTTATTTCTGATACAGGCGCTGGGATAGTTGGGACTTACAGCAATCATCCGCTGCTTGTACGCACCAACTCGGCCACCGTCGCTACGTTTGATACCTCCGGCAACCTCGGCTTGGGGGTGACGCCGAGTGCGTGGAGTGGCACAACATCTGTTTTCCAAAATCCTTCTGGCTCGATTTACAGTTTTGCTGCTAACTACCAAAACGGATTTAACGCAAACGCTTACTGGAACGGATCAAATTGGATTTACAGAAACACGGCTGCTGCCTCTGATTATTTCCAGCAAAACGGTTCGCATGTATGGCGCAATGCCCCCTCCGGCACCGCAGGCAACAACATCTCGTTCACGCAGGCGATGACCTTAGTAGGGACTTCGACGCCAGCACTGCTTGTCGGCACCACAAGTGACGTTGGGGGTTTCAATTTTCAAGCCAAAAACCAAGTTGGTTTTAGTGTCCACAACTCAGCGGATAGCGCAACAGCCGCCTACTTCAGTGCTGCTGGTAATGTGACTCTTACCAGTGCAGGTAGTTCTGCTGTGTTGAACGGTGTAGACGGCATATTGCTTGGTGTCAACGGCACCGAACGCGCCCGCATCACGAGCAGCGGCAACGTAGTTGCAGGTGGATCAGTAGCACTCGCCACAACTGCGACCGACGGGTTCCTCTATGTCCCCACCTGTGCAGGAACGCCTACGGGCACGCCGACGGCTATTACAGGCATGGCACCTATCGTGGTAAACACCACAAATAACAAGTTGTATTTCTACTCTGGCGGCGCTTGGCGTGACGCTGGGCCTTAAATCCTGAAAGGACAACCATGAACTGGACCATCTCTTCTCTCGACCGTGCCCTGCCTGATGGCGTGGTGCTGACCGCCCACTGGCGTGTCAGCAAGACCGACGGCGCAGCCACAGGCTCTGTCTACGGCACGATCAGCCTGCCCCACAAGGATCACACCGATCCGACGTTCATTCCCTACGACCAGCTTACCGAAGCCGTTGTCGTCCAGTGGGTCAAGGACGAGATGGGTGCGGACACCGTGGCTGCTCATGAAGCAGCCGTTGACGCGCAGATTGAGGCACAAAAGAACCCGACAGCGGCATCTGGTGTGCCTTGGGGTGCGTGATGAGAGCCGCGCTGTGCTCACTGATGGCGCTGGGGCTGACAGCCTGCGCCACTGACAAGGCGTACTACGACGCCATCGAGGCCCGCACCCGCGCCGACCAAGCGGTGGCGGTGGCCAAGGCCGAAGCCGACAAGGCGCGCTTCGCTGCCATCGCAGCGATGGGCAACGCGGGCGGCGACGCAGCCAAGGTTGCAGCGATGTTCTCGTTGATGCAAGGCTCCGTCGCCGTGCAAGCTCCTGCCGCGCCCATCGCACCGGCTCCGTCGCCGGTTGACCGTGTGCTGCAGGTGCTGCAGGTCACCAACAGCTTGGTCACCCCGTGGATTGCGCCAGTGATGGCGTACAAGCAGTCGCAGGTGAATGGCAACGTGGCTGTCGCGCAGTCGCAGGCCAACCGCGACATCTTCCTCGGCTCGTACAGCGCACTGGCTCAGGTCGCCGGCAACATCCCGCAGCCGACCACGACGACGACAACAACCAACACAACGACCAGCACCACCACCGCCAACCAGACGACCACGAACTCCGTAGGCCGTGACGGCGTGATCGGTGCGGGTACGTTGACGCGCACTTGCTCGGCTGGTGCAGGCGCTCCGGGATCTGCGGGTGCCGCGGGTGGCTACGCCGTCTCGTCGCCCAGCCTGGCCGCCTCGGGCGTGCCGGGCAACTCGTTGGCCACTGGTGGTGCTGGCGGCGCTGGCGCACCGGGTGGTGCTGGTGGGGCTCTCAACTGCTGAGGTGTTTTGATGACGGAGTACACGGGCCCCGAGCGGCGGCAGGC